CAAGTGCCATCTGACAATCGTCAGCGTCCAAGATCACGCCTTCAATCTCCTCGCCAATGAATTTCATGGGATCGGTGTCCAACTGGTAGCAAGTCTCGGCCAGCGCGTGAATGGCAGTGCCAAGCTGCGCGGCTTCACCTGAGGGGCGTTGCGGTACTTGAGCGCAGAGTTTGACCGAGCCTGGACACGCTATCCACCGTGAGCTTGCTGATGGCCTTAGTCTGCGTTGTTTTGTTGCCATGTGTCTCTTTCTAAGTGATGGTCATTGATGATGATTTGGTATGCGAGCTGCCTTACCTCATGGCTGACAGCGTGTCCAAGGTCTTCGGGGTCTAGGATGCGCTTTAGGAGCACCACCTTGTCCTGATTGGCTTTGCGTTGCAACTCCAACTGAGTGCCCAGCCAGATGATGTGCTCGCGCATGACTTGTCTCTCTTTATCTTGCATGGTGTTTGCCCCAATATGCGATCAGCGCAGCGTCTGATCTGCCATCATCTTTGACTCGCTTGAAGTCGGCTTGGTTGTTTGGAAAAAGTTCCATGGCGCGTGCGCGGCTGGCATCCTTGCCTTGGCCACGGCCAACGGCCTTGACCCAAGTGGCAGGTGCGACATAGGTCACTGGCAGTTTGAACGCGGCCAAGATGCCTTCAATCATGCCGAATGAACGGCCAAAGCTGAAGACACTTGTCACGCCTTGGCCAGCCATTGCGCTGACCTTTTCCACATAGACATGGGTATCGTCATTCTTAAAGTTGAATATGATTTCCGCTAACTCAGTCGCTGATACTTGGCGTTTGGCTTTGCCGTTGCGCTCCACCGTCATGGTGGGCATATCAATGACGATCAAGCTGTCAGTGCCATTGATGATGGCCACCGCACCGGAGAGGCCAGGGTCGATTCCGATTACTCTCATTTGACGGCATCCTCCATGGCTTTGTTGAGCACCTGTAGCCGCGCTGAGATCAGCGCATTGGCGGCCTCTTCCAAGCGTATGACGGTGGAGTAAAGTGGCTCTGTCTGACCGTTAACCCAGCGCGAGAGCTGCGCCTGATCAATCTCTGCGACTCGGCACAAGTCCGACATCCGGTAACCGGCTGACTCAATCTTGTGCTTGATGTCCTGAATGGCTTGCTGTGATACTTTCATGTGTATGATGTTAACCATGTTTTGATAGAAGCGTCAAGTGTACAGGGAAAAAAGGGGATCAGCGAACCGATCCCCAAAAGGCAACTGCGCGAAAGCAGAAACGCGCAGAGACATTGTAGGGTATGAAATACCTGACTAACTTGTAGGTGATTTGACAGATTTGCAAATAATGCTATGATTACTTCGTCAACAACTTGAAAGGCTTTTATGAACCACACACAACACGCCATGACGGTGGAGAACCACCGCAAACTCAGCAAACGCGCCGAGGCTGCCTTTGACTACTTGCTGTGCCTCGCCATCGGCGTAGGCTTGGCCGCACTGCTCGTAGCATGGTGGTCATCATGAACAACCCACCAGCATTTCCGCTACACAACCACGGAGCACAGACTCTTGGTTTGCATGTAACAGGCATGAGCCTTCGTGACTACTTTGCGGCAAAGGCTATGCAAGCAATGGAAACACGCAATGCCAGTGGCACAGATTACAGTCGGGCAATTCACGCTTACGAAATGGCAGACGCAATGATGAAAGCGAGGGAAGCGTGACTGAGTTGCAAGACTACTGCCAAGAACCTCGGACCATGTCCGATCTGGTGGAGGCCGGATTCAAGCCCAACGCGGTCTATGCCGCCGTCAAGCGCAACGAATTGAAGAACACCAATGCCATGGATGCATGGGGACGCAAACAGCGCGGTAAGGGCTTATTCTTGTCTACCGTGACACGCATCCCCTACAACGCAACCCTGTTGGTGCAGGCTTGGAACACACAACCCAAAGGAGAAAACCATGTCACAGACAATGCAAATTGAGATTGACCGCGCTGTCAACAAGTTCACGCCACCCATGGAAGTGGGTGGTGGATTCCTCACCCGCGATGAATACGCCAAGTTTGCGCGTATGGCAGTCACCGAGGGCACGATGATCGGATGGGCGCACGCGGAAAACATGACACGCGAAAGAATGCAGCGCAAGATCACCGAGCTGGAGCATGAGGTCAGCATACTGCGTGACCGCGTGAAAGATGTCGAGATGGAATTGCTGGCCACACAAAAATGAGAAAGCTCAACTGGACACCCCCACACGGTACAAAGATCACATGGCCAACTGTTCATGTGTTTGACGCTGCATTCACGCCGACTCGCGGTGCTGATGTGCAGGCGATTTGGCGCAGATACGGCTGGACACCACGCTTTGGCAATGCGCCAGCGGTTGACGAACCCATCCACAAATCCAAGGTGCTGCGCGTATGGAAACCATAATTAACTTCTTGCTGGTGGCGGTGCTCTCCATCACCATCACGCTACTGGTGATCTTTTGCGTCATCAAATTTTTGCTAGACCAGACCGAGGACAAATAGATGGCACGCCCAAAGACAGAGTTAACCACCAACCCCAAAATCATAGGGGCGCGGTTGACGCAGGAGCAATTCAAAGAATGGCGCAAACTGGGTGGCGGCCTGTGGCTGCGAAAGTATTTGATTGAGAGTGCAGAGAAAAGGAAAAAGCAATGACACAAGATGAAATCATTGAGATGGCTATACAGGCAGGTGCTTCACCTGACGAAAATAAGATTTGGCTTATGTATGCAGAAGAAATTGAAACCTTTGCCAAACTTGTAGCCGCCAAGGAAAGAGAAGCCTTGGCACAGCGCACATGGGTGGGGCTGACTGATGAGGAGATTGCACAGGGCTGCAAAGAATCTTGGGTGGCTGAACAGGCATGGCAGTCAGCAGTGTGGTGGGCAGAAGACAAACTCAAGGAACGCAATACTTGAAATCCGCAAGACTCCCGCGAGTTATTGATCTGCTTCAGCGCACAGCCTGCACAGCGCCAGAGCTGGCGGCCAAGGTGTACTGCACCGAGAGGTCAGCGCAGCAGATGATCAACCGTCTGCGACTCGCTGGCACTGTCCACATACAAGAGTGGCGCAGATCGGGCAGAGTGCTGGTGGCGGTGTACCGCTATGGGATTGGCACTGATGCCGTCAAACCTCCACCACTGACACCTATGGAGAGGTTGCGTAGATTCAGAGAGCGCGAGACGCTGGACGATAAGGCTTTCCGCTTGGCAAGGGAAAGAGGTAAGAGGTTAAAGCCACGGCGCGATCCGCTGGTGGCTGCACTGTTTGGAGATAAGTGATGATTGACAAAGAAAAACTCAAAGCATTTTTGATTGAAATGCTTGATGAGGCAAATGAAGTACAAGTCGCATCCGGTGAAACACCGTCAGCGCAGGAGGCCATAAATCAAATTATTGATTGGCTTGATGAAGATCAATAATCTTCTTTTTTCAGGATGCCGCCTTTGGTAATGCCACCGGCATAAGCCTGTCCTCTGATAATTAAGTCTCTGGCGCTTTCTGGAGAGATACCCAATCTGGTTGCTGTCTCACCAATTTGTTGCGCCAGCAACTCTAGCTTTGGCGCACCAATAGGTGAAGTCACTCCGGTTGCGCCTGATCCAGCGCCCCAAATAACAGCTTGTGCAGGCACTGCCTCAAGTTCCATAGGTTGCGCCACTTTCTGATTGAACCACGGTCCAAGCGCAACCATCTCAGGCACTGACGCGCTGGCCTTTGGAATCGTTGGAACACCCTTAGAAGTTGTCGCACCACGCACATCAGGCAAACCTACCAAGCGTGACCAGTGTGCGTCCCCAACCGGCCATTGCGTTTGAAAACCTGTCTCTGGCACACCAGACGCATGGATATAGCTTGGCACTTTGGCCGAGTCCATGTCCAGCAATCCACCGGCTAAATACTTGCCCATTGGACCGGCCTGCGCGGTGCTGTGATATGGGTGGCCGATAACGCCAGCCAATTCTGGTGGGAAATTCTTTCCTCGTTTCTTTTCAGAGATACCGCCAAAGGTTCGGAAGTCTTCAAATCTTCCCATGGTGTCCATCATGTTGGCGGCAGTACCACGGTTTAATTCGGTGAGCACCTCGCTGCCAGGACTTGACATCCCTGTCAGTGCATTGAATTTGTTGTACTCGCCAATAGCTTTGTCAGCGCCATATATATCAACAAATCGCTGATATAGCGGGTCCATGGTGTACCAAGATGCCATGCCTTTGTACAGTTCTGGCTGCTGCTTTGCCTCGGCCACAATGTCTTGCAAACGCTGCACATTGCGCGGATTCATAACCTGTGGCGCGTGCTTTGCACCTTTAGGATTGGCGGCAGTTCTAAACGGTACATCAGTGATATTGCCAGCGCGAGTGCCTTGCTGAGAGATGTCAAATAAGTCCTGTCTTGAAACATTGAACAATTGCTTGAGCAGTGGATTCTCTGGCGCAACGCGACTTGCAGCCTCCTGAACCAACTCTTTTGGGTTTTTATAAATATCAGGGAAAGCAATGCGTGATGGATTCATCACGGTAGCAATCTTCTTAGTGATGCCAGCAGGCGCAAACGACATTGGACCAGACATTGTCATGTTGACAAGTTCATCGAAAGCCGCCTGATCAGTGACCTTGATGGGATTCTTTTTATCTGCAAATGCGCGAGCATTTAATTCTCTAAATTTGTCTCTGGATTGCTCCATACTCGACACGCCAGATTGCAATAAGCCGCCAATGCCTTGCAAAGCCTGCGTCCTGTTTGGGTCTTGCAGATAACCCAAAATATCGCCAAGTAATCCAGTTTCTTTTGCCATGATTTATTGTCCTTGCGTTGCACCAATGGTAGTGCCATATCCGAGTTGAATTGCTTTCTCGCGCAGTGACTTTGCCAGCGGCTCGACTTTGGTGATGTTTGCCTTTGCCATCATCATGGCGGCCATCTTCGGGTCAAGCATTGCCTGCACCAGCAACTGCTGAATCTGCTCATCAGGCAGCTTGTACAGGAAATCCAAAGGCCGAGTCATTGTTCGCAGTGTGGTGTTGGTGGCCATGGACTCGCTGAACACTCGCCCGATCAGGTTGCCCATGCTCATGTTCTTGAATGTGTCAGAGCCTGGCGGCTTAACGCCTGGCGCAGTCGCAGCCATGCCACGGTTGATCTCGTCAATGATGTTGTCTAAGCGCGTCTGCGCTGGGATAGACAGCTTGAGATCAAGTTCCTCTGCCTTGTTTGCCAGTTGACGGCGCAAACTACCAGCGGCCAAGACAGGCTCACCCGTCATCAGGTTTGGCTGGCCGGTGGTGACTCTGCGCTCAATCTCTTGCAGCATCTTCATCTGATCAATCGGGCCGGACATCTTGGAATACTTGCTCATGTAGTCTTTGAAGCCAGGCGCTGCCGCGTCAATCACATCATCAACCGCTGCAATGACTTGCTTGAGTTGGCCGCTGGCCAAGCGCAGGCTTGGATTCTCTTGGTTGTACTTTCCTTGCGCGGCAGCCGCCAAGTCCTTGCGGATTTCGTACAGCTCCATCGGAGACTTTGCGCGAGCCACTCGATCGGTTGCAAACTTCATGGCGGTTTCAACATCCTGACGCACACCGACAGGACTCTTCATCACATTGTCGATGGCCTGATTCACCACCAACTTGATGCCGGTCTGAAATGTCACAGGGTCAACCGTCACACCAGCAAAAGCCTGCTCACGCAATGGCTTGGTGACATCAGTGCGCTTGAGTTCAGCCACGGCCACCGAGCCAGGCTTGCCGGAGAGTTTGCGAAACGCATCAAGCAAAGCCTGCTGATTGGCAGACAGTCGGCTTGGAAATGCGCCAGTTTGATCCAATGCTCTGATGGCAGTCTCTGCCGAGGCCAAGCCAGGATCAAACGCTGTGGCGGCTGTGGTGGGTTGTACGCCTGGCACAAGTGGCTCGGCTCTGCTTAAGTTCAACTGTGCTCGCGTTGGGTCTGTCGCCAAACGATTCAGCAAGCCACCGACAATGGTTTCTCTACCGGCTTGCGTGAATGGTTGCACCATTGACACAGGAGCTGCCAAAGCGCGTTGTGTGCTGGATAGAGTTGGGCCGCCAGGCGCAGTCATGCCAGCCAACATCGCACCGCCCATTTGCAAAGAGGGTGGCGCACCACCCTCGCGCAGTGAACCGGCTGCCGCTGATGATGCAGTGGCCGCCGCAGCCTGTGCGCGTGGGTTGGTTGCCAGCATCTTCAGGAATTCTTGCGCTGTCATTGTTGTGGCGGCAGGCAGTGCTTCTCTTGCAAGATTGGCTGCACCGCCAACACCATAACCAGCAGTGCTGATGTCTTGCACGACACGCTCTTGCGCTGTCTGTGGCTCTGGAAAACCCATTGCTGATAGCGTTCTTGGCACTGCCTGCGTCATTGTTGGCAGTGTTGATCCAGTGGCAAGGTTGTACAAGTTGACGGCAGGGTCAACCACCAGAGGCAGCATACCGCCAGCCGTCAATACAGACTGCGCCATGGGACGCACTGACAGACCGGCTTGGCGTGTCAACTCGCTAGTAATGCTTGGCTGCGCCTTTGGCGCTGGCGCTGGCGCTGCGGCTTGAACCATTCTGATGTAGTCAGCCAAAGCCTGTGCCGACTCAATGTCACCAGCCGCGTCAGCAGCCGCCAAAGACTTATACAGATCATCAATAGTTGGATCAGCCATTATTGTGTCCTTGGTGGATATTTGTTCAATATATTTTGAATAACTGGCGGTGTTGATACCACTGGCGATGGCATTGCAGTCGGCGTGTATGACTTACCAGCAGACTTTTTCATAGCCTCAGTAGCAATTTGTCGTGCTCTTGCTTTTTGCGCAATGACGGCATCACTGTCGTTGATTTGTGGGAAATAGGTTTGATATTCTTTTGCCATCTCATCAACGCCAATTGCAGCGCCTGACTCTTTACGCAACTTGGCGCGAATCCACGCTTGCGCCGCTTGTTCATATTGTTGAGTGGCAGCGGGTTGCACAAGTCTTTTTGTAACATCACCGACAAAAGGAATTGATCCTGCAACTCCACTGCCAGCGCCTGGCTGTGATCCGACAGGTAGCTGACTGATGACGGCCTCGGCATTTTCCATTTGGTTTGCAAAGCCAGCAGCGTTTGCTTCACCTTCAGTTGGCTTTGGTGGTGCTTTACCTTTGAGAAGCACACCGCCAGGACCAGTGACAGGTATTGCCGGCAAGCCAGGCACTTTAGGCACATAGAACACGCCATCCTCATTTTCAACGCGCTCATACTGGCCACGCTTGAAATCAGCTTCAGAAAGGTTTAATCTACGCGCTTCCATATCAACTCGCTGGCGCTCTAACTTGAGTCGCTCAACATCCATACCAAGGCGCTTGGCTTCCATCTCTAAACGCTGTTGCTCGGCTGGCGTGATGCCTGTACCGTATGTTTCACCGCCAACTAGTTTTGATTTGTCAATTGCAACGATACGGCCATCAACATTTTGCAAAACAACTTCGCGCTTTGGTCCAAAGCCTGACAGTGTTCTGATCTCGCCATCTTCAAATTGCTGGATCATCACCGGCTTGCCTGACTCGTCAACAACTTCAAATGGCTGACCTGTGACTTTGACTTTTGGCATCAACTTCTGCGCCATGTCAAAGAATTTAGATGCTTGATCAGGATTTGTGGCGGCATAAAGGTCTGCAAGATTCATGTACTGTTGAGCCTTGAATTCGTTTGCGCTCATACCAGCTGGGGGTTTTTGTCCCATGTATTGGCGCACATCTGCTTGCATTTGTTTTTGAGTTTTAAACTCATCCAACTTCTGCTTAGTCAGCATCTGCTTGATGGCATTCTCTTGTGCGCCTTGGTAGCCAGCAGTGCCAGCCTCATACGCGCTGCCGAGTGCTTCACCCAATCCAAT